ACTGCGAACAATTTGTAAATCTAAACGAAGACTCGTGGGACGGGCAAGTTCCAGACGATGGCCCCGAGTTCATGTTTGGTATGCGTGACGTGGTCAAGGAGTTTGTAGATACATGGCCCGGAAAGACTCAACTCAAGAATATGCTTGTGAATTTCCTTTAAAAAGATAAGACGAATATCAAGGAAGATATGGATGAGTTTCTCATGACATGGAGTCCCCAGGAGCCTATCGAAATCAGGGAGTTTGCCTCGAAGTACTTTTCATGGTGTGATGCACATATGCGACCCAAAACAAAGGTGAATGCGGAAACTCTCGCACCTTACGGGCTTCAGGTCACATCAGATGGGAAAGTTATTGGAATTCCCAAAAAGAGTGTATAGAGAAAATGAAATTGGTAATGGAAAAAGTATATACTTACCCCTTAGATATATATGTATATATATGAGGAGTGGGTCGGACCCTCAGGACGCGTCTTGGGATTCCCAATTATTTTCCCAGCCCAAGGTAAGGATGGGATGGATATACCTGATCAGGAACAAAGTCAATGGGAAGTGTTATGTAGGACAAACCATCAAAAAGAAGGCAATACTACGGTGGCACGAACACCGCAGACAGCCTCAGAGGTGCTTGAAACATGCTTTCGACAGGCACGGGTTCGAAAACTTCGAGTTTTCAACAATATGTGAAATACCAGAATGTGATGGATGGAGAGAGGCTTTGGATGCTCGTGAAATACTCGAAATTAAGGAAAGAAATACACTCGTTCCAAACGGGTACAATATAGAAGATGGAGGAAACAAGAAAAAGACTATCAACCCAGAAACGAGGCAGAAGCTCAGTCAAGCACTCAAAGGGAGGAAACGTTCAGCGGAAATGCGTAAAATGGTAGGAGACGCTCATTTCAAAAAAGTTGAGAGGTGGTCAAAGGACGGAGAAAATTTAATAGAAGTACATAATTCACTAAAAGAAGCTGGTGAAAAATTGAATATAGCTCCAACGAGTATAAGTATGTGTGCTAAAGGAAAACGACCAACTGCTGGCGGATTTTACTGGAAATTACATAGAGAGCAGACCCATGTATAAGATAAGATCATGAGAGGATTGTGGAATCTCGGAAATTCCTGTTACTTTAATTGTGCCATCCAATGTTTGGCCCACGTGCCTCCACTCACAAAGTTCCTCTTTGACGTGGAGTACACGGGCCCATGTGACATTACCCGTGAGTATCAAAAGGTTGTTAAACAGCTCTTTGTCAAGGGCAAGACGGACGCCGTGAGTCCGAGCGACCTGTTTGGAGCCTTCAAGGTTCGGTACCCTGAATTTGCGGACGGAAAGCAACACGATGCTCAAGAGGTTATTCTACACATCATAGACGTGTTTGAGAATTCTTTGGGAAAGGACTTCATAACGGATCTGTTCAATGGCGAGGAGGTCCAGATGACATCATGGTCAAGTGGGTCGTCAGTCATCCAAAACTCATTCACAACCATGTTGTTGGACGTGACTGAACCCTGTCGCCTCCAAGACTTGATCAAGGATCGGTACCAACCAATTTCAATTGAAAATTATACAGACAGTTCTGGGACGACACACAAGAGTGCGACGATCCAGACCCGCGTCAAGCGTTGGCCCAAGTTTACGAGTTTTTCATTCTCAATGTACGATTACAAATTTCCGATTGAAATTCCGTTCGAGTTTGAAGGGCTCAAATTGTTTGCGTGTGTCATGCACCAAGGGCACAAGAACGGGGGACACTATGCTTTGCTTGTGAGACGGTTTGACAAGTGGTACGTAAAAGACGATGAAAAAGTGTCTGAATTACCGGATATAAAGGTGCTTCGGGGTGAGTTTTACCAAGCGTGGTATCGGCCGATCCACTCGCTTATGCAAACTCCTCCAACTTGATGTCTTCACGTATATTCACTATAGTTCTGAAATATGTGCGGCGGTTATTTGCGTGCGTCTTGTCCGTCCGGATCTTCTCCACAAACCACCCCAAGTCCCCGTACCCACACTCTACAATCGTCCCGTCTGGAAGGTCTCGGCGTACATTGTGTAAATGCAAACTGGCCTCTTTGTATGGGACCCCTTTGTCCTGTACAAAAAGTTCAGACCCATTTTTGATACAAAAATCAATCGTTATACGGTCCCGGGGTTTCCACTTGAACATAGTCTCGTGAGTCCCTGTTCGGACAGGCTCATTCACGGGCGTGAAGACCAACCCATCTGTCTCATACTCAAACGAATTTAGATCTGGAATTGGAAGTCCGAGAGGCCACATGGTCTTGACTCGAATCTCGAGGGGTGCATTCGCCGTCTTGATGATCGCCTTGACCACTCTACGCGCCGCCTCGAGTCGGGCATCCAAGGGTTTCTGGGTCAGGTCCTCGCCCTTGACGCGCACAGCATCATACACCATGAAAAGCACCTTGCCCGCCTTGGTCTTTACAAGCTCACCATCGAGAAGTGTGTCCTTTGTAATGCGAAGATTCACCTTTTCACATGCAAATGCACGATTCACGAGGAACACCCCATCATCGGTGCTTGCGAGGAGGTGGCGCACACCATCCGTCTTTTCACACACCATGTACAATTGGCGTTTGAGGAGAGGGAAGTGTCGTCTCTCGATAGAGACGGGTTGGGGTCCCGGAAACCGGGTCGGGTCGATTGAAGACCCCCACGCGTTTGCGATAAACGCACGGAGGTCACCCATTTTTTGATCTACATTTGAAGCGCGGCTAGTCTCTAAGGGCTTCCAGCCCAAGTCGCGAAGCGACTTGTATGTTCTAGATTTTTAAGGAGCGAGTTCAACTCCCGAAGCCTCGAGAATGTTCCCGAAACATTCATGGGTATAGTGACACACGACAATCGCCTCGGATGCAACTCCAATTTTAATTCCGATATTCTTGAGTGTCGTGAACATGATTTCATTTGTATCGAGGGGCAACTTGATGGGGTCCTTCCCACCTCGAAGTTTCTTGTCCACGGGCTTGGCGTCCATGGCCCATACACGCGCCGAGGTCTTGTCCAACTCATAGAGCCCATCGGCCAATTTCTTTCCGACCGTCGTATCAAACTCGAGGCCGCGCTGGGACGCAGGCTCCTTCGTCCCCGCCTTGGTCTTCTTTGTAAACTGTTCCCAATTGATACCCTCCTTGACCGATGGAAACACGATAACCTGGAGGCCCTTGTCAAATGGCTCGACAACCTTGAACAAAATTTCGTTATTGAGGTTTGTTCCATAGTCCATCCAGAAGATGCGTTCGCCCGACTTGATAAGCTTGGGCAAACTCGACTTGTCCTCCACAAAGTGAATCTCCAAGTGCGTGCCCCGCTGCATACACAGCATATGAAGATTCATCGCTGTGTGGAGCGATGTTGCGCTAATCGACTTGTTTCGCGTGACCATACATACGTGGAGAACGGTCATTTATATTTAAACGGGGCTAGGTTTTAAGCTCTTGTGCAATTCCGCGTGACAATCCTTGTGCAAAACCTGTAAATTTTCCATCGTCGTTGGTCCACCTTCAGAATAAGCTTTTACATGATGGCCTTCAAACTTATCACCGGGTGCTATATATTTTTGACACCAAGGACAAATTCCCTTTTGCTCTAGAATCTTCTTCATCCGCTGAGTCGGGGTAAACAAACGAGAGTCTTTCATTTTTTCTATTATGTCGCGTACGTCCCTGTCAATTTCTTGCAGAATTTTCATTTGATATGTAGCATTGGCCGACGGGGCGTCATGGCGAACCTGATGATTTCTACAAGGTGTTTCAAGCATGACCTTGCAGTACTCCATAAGATCCGCTTCATTTCTGTTGAGAGTTGTGGTATTCTTAGTCCAGCGTGCTATCCTGCCAATCAACGCAAATAGGATAACTGGATTATGGATGTATTCGGACACGACGCTTTTAATTCTCGTGTACACGGAGTGAAGGAGCTTTAGGCGTTCGGCCAACTCAGGTTTGAGAATTTCTACATTTTTCTCAACGTCGAGAGTATTTCCAAACTTGGACCTACGCCAACTCTTATATATATCAAGTTGAGAACTAAACTTCTCGGGATATGCTTGTTCACTCAAAGCGAGTAGTCGCATCATCTGAACACTCACCTCTCCTCGTTCCGAAATTCCCTTCTTGTAGACCCACGTATTGAACCAAGGTTTTGAATTGTTTTCTAGAAACTCGTAAAAAGTAAAATACACGGGAATGTACATCTCGTAATCATTCAGTGAATTACCAGAATTGTTGAGTCGGACCCATAACGTCGCGAGTTCATCGGGATTGGATGCAATTTTTTTATCAATAGTGTTAATTACAAACTGATATTCGCGAAAAACAGTTTTCACATCTGGATCGAGATCTCTAAAATACATCTTATCATAGTTGGCAAGGGAACTATTTTCCCAGTCCAGAGACTCCGATTTGCACTTCTCGATGGGCCATTTGTTTTCGACAAAGTCACAAACAGTTTCGATGCGGTGAGCCCCGTCAAAAACAAACTCCCTTTTTTCCAGTTCAGAAATTATAAAGTAAACTGGAGCACACTGATACCCCCTAAGAATAGAATCGAGCATGGCCATACGATCGGCCAACTTCCACGAGTTATTGCGTTGAAACCTTCCACGCACTACAAGAAGCAAGTCGTCAGCCGTCGTATTGGCTTCATTTCTGCAAATGTTCAGCTGTCGAACATCGCGTGTACGAGTGAGTGGCATACTTTTCTTATCCTAACCACTCTTACTCGCCTTAAGCCTTGAGACGCTCTTCGAGCACACCCTGGAACCGGATATTACCCACGTGACCCAGAACAGTCATACAGTCCGCGAAGATCTGACCGCCCATCTGTTGCCACCGCCGGCAAAAGGCATAGTCCTCTGACAGGTACCTCTTCGACACGGGATCGATCATACAATCGAAACAGGCATTGTACCGGTCAAGGTCACGGTTCTGATGGTCATTCATACACTCGAGCTCCGGGTACTTTTCCTCCATGCGTCGAAACACGTCACGCTTGATGAGAAGGAAGCCCGTGGGCCCATCCAGAACTTCGGCAAACCCGTCCTTAATTTGGGTCTGTTGGTACCGGAAATTCATGACGAGTGACGAGGCGACGCGAGCCAAGTCCCGACCCTCCTTGCCCGACTTGACGTATGTCTCCGCCTGATCCCACATGA